AAAATCTTGTCCGCCAAAACTTACTTTAGGCATATTTTTCATTGCATCATCATAACTAGCAGGTTGTCCGTTAATCGTACCTGAACTAGTGTTTGACTGTGTGACTTTAGCATCTGGATGAGATTGCTTAAATTTATCTAGTAGCTGATTTGGATCTACACCTTGATGTGTAGACATAAACTGTTGCATCATTGTACCAAAATCTTCTTCAGGACCTTCGTCCACAGTTTTAGATGCGCCGGATAACTGCTTGATTCGACCTAGCTCGCTACTGCCGGTGCTAGGGTCCATCTTTTCAATCATGTCGATAACATGTTTTACATGTTTAGGCTCTGCACCTGGATATTCGCCATCTTTAAATCCTTTTAGTACCTTAATTTTTACTTTTGTGCCACCGATAGTAAAGTTCTTTTTCTGTGGGCTCCAAAAACCAGTAATACTTTTTAATATGTTGTGCGTAGGATCTTCGTGCTGTTCTGGTTCATCAACAGCCATAGTCATACCGCAAGATTCCATAGCTTCACCAATTGTCATAACTTTGTAGCCAAAGTCTAATTTAGTATCTAAATTTGCGCCAGCTTCTAATACTCGAATAAGTTTTGCTTTAAGTTTCGCATTGTTCTCGGCCATTGGAGCTGGAGGAGGTGGAGGAGGTGGAGGCATCGATGCGTCCGGAGCTGGAGGGGGTGCTGGAGGAGCTGGAGGAGCTGGAGGAGGTGCTGGAGGAGCTTCTGACGTGTCTAAATCTTCGCCTCCCGCAGGAGCATCACCGCCGTGGAAATCAATCTGCGATACTGCACGAGCAAGATCTTCATTATCTTGACTCATTCTTACTAGTTCAGCTTCAATAGCGGCTCTAGCATCTAGCTCAGGATTAACACCTTTCATTACATTTAAAAACTCTGTGTCGGGGATAAGATCACCAATGGTGAGTGAGACATTGCTACCTGCTACACCGCCTTTTAATTCTGTTTTAAAAATATTGTTTAATTCTTTTACTGCATTGTTACGCTCATTTTCATAAGGTGAAAAAATACCCTGAGGTTCTTCCTCATCCTCATTTACGATAGTGTCAATAAAACTTTCAAATGCCTCTAATGGATCATATGATTCATCTTTCTTTTCTAGTTTTTCTGTTTCACGACGAGCCTTGTCACTTAAATTAGTAACCTTGCCGCGACCATCTTTACCGCTTGCTTTTTTCCACTCGCCTTCTTCCTTCCATCTTACAACGTTACCGTGTTCGTCTTTTTCTTCTGTGCGTTTTTCAGCTAACAACTCTTCTGCTGATAGTTCTTTAACTGGAATATCATTTTCACTTACTAGTTTAAAGATATATGGAAACGCTGTTTTTAATTCTTCATTGAAAGTGCGGATAGTTAGTCGATCAATCCAATCGCTCATAATTTCTTCAGGAATCATCTGCTCTTCGTGATCTTCAAATGATTCTGCGAACTGTGCATAATATGCCGGACGTTGTAATAGACTGATTTCTTTTTTAACTTGCTCAATACGTTCCATTACCTTAATAGTAATGTCTCCCATAGCTTCTGCTAGGTTGGAATTACGACCAACATACCCTTTAAATTTACGCAACTGTGCAAGTTCTTCACTAAGGCCAATGATATGTTTACCAATAGTGTCATATGGATTACCGCCAGCTTTAATATGTTCTGCTAGAGCACGAGCACCGTTAAGATGTTTCATTGGATATTTAAAACGTTCGCCTTGTGCGTTCTCAACCCAAATACCTTCAATGTGCATTGTGCGGCCTGCGGTAAGTTCTGGATTAACTGGCTGGCTATGTCTAATTATTAGAGTGGCTTCGCCTAAATCTTGATAGCTCATCTTTGCTGTGCCATACAGTCTGTTTTCCATTATTGGTTCCATTGGTGTTTGTTCCTTGCGTTTTGCTTGAAATGTATAATCTCGTTTGTCTAAGTTGTTTTTTCCGATGTTCTGTACGTCAAAATTTAATAAACGATCTTTAGCAAATTGTCTAAAACTACGTATAAACTTAAACGCACCTGGATGTTTACGTTCAGCAAGATCTCCGCTGATCTGTACAACAACGCCGTCATCTTCGTCGAGTGTAATAGCAATAGTGCCTAAACTTTTACCTGCTTCTTCGTATTCAAATTCAAAAAACCTAGCTTCAGGGATGTCGTCTTTTCTACTCAAAACTTCGGCATTTTCGTCACCGATTTGTATGTCGGAAAAGCGAGTTTGTATTTTTCCGTACAATTCTTTAGCGATTTTGTTTAAATTTGCTTTCATGTTATATTTATGCTAGCCCGTTGAAATGAATATTGGCAGTGGCGGTTCCCAATCAGCTATATCTAGCTCACTTGTTACTCGCATAAGCTCAAAAACCTGCGGATCCCACTCTGCTAGTAATAAACTCATGCGTACTACTAGTAGCAATGACGCTACAAGGTCATCGTGTTGCCCTTCTTTAGCCTTAAAAGTAGTGCCCGCGGCAATGTATGTTTTAAGTTCTGAAATTAACGGACGACTGTTTAGAGTACATTTTTGTTCTTCTATTAGATATTTTATCTTGGCGCAGGTTGCTATTTTTGTACCAAATGTTGTGTTAAATCCTTTGCGGAACTTCTTCACGTGCCCTTTGCGCATGGGCTCACTTAAGAAAAGCCCCGGGAATGTTTCTTCCCCTAGGTTTTCTATAACCACTAGGGCACTTTCGCCCACCGTGTTATTTTCTACACTCCAGTAGATTTGATTATATGCTTCGCCGCCGAGTTCGTCTGCTATATATCGCAGAATATCTCTAAATATTTTAACTTGCCCCTGTACCGGAGTAATATTGTGTTGCCACTCTGCTACCTGAGTCATGCTGGGCATTTCAAATACTTCTATAGCTCCATAATCTCCGCCTGTTCCTAGGCTAGGATCTAAGGCCGCTAGATACACATGCCCCGCAGTAGGTTTTTTCCACCAGCGGACTTGTCCTTGTTTAAATATCGGCTCTCGTCCGTTGAGCTCGGCAAGTTTAAGTGAGTTAATGAGTGTTTCATCGTATACCAAGAACTCACAACCATACTCTCGACGGAAACGTTCTTCACCAATGCGTCCCATTTCAACTTTTCGCCATTCTTCATCGCGATCTGGATGCTCATGCCACTCGGCACGGAATCCGTGGAAGCCATTACGCCCAAGCCCATCAGTGCGTGTTTCTCCATACTCATCAAAGAAGTCTTGACTATCTTTCCAGATAATCGCAAACTCATCTTCGTCTGAGTTAGGTGTTGATGTTATAATTGCTCGACCACCAGTTGCTAGTGTCGGGCTGATAGATGTCCAAAACTCTGTTGCAATATTAGGTTGCAAAAATGCAAACTCGTCACAATATAGTAGGGATATGGACATACCGCGACCAGTGTTACCAGTAGTGGTAGCAGATACAATTCTTGAACCGTTGTCAAAATCAATACTCCCTTTGTTATAACTTACTACTCCGCAACGAATATAATCGTCACATAGTTCGTACCCATAACGGATACGTTGCATAATTTCCTGTGCGCCTGTGTATTTGTGTGCGGCAATTAGAATCGTTTGATCTGGGTGGAACATAGCATACCAAAGCAAGTATGCCGAAGCACAGGTCGTCTTACCACTTTGACGTGGTAGCATATTAATATTAAAACGATAGTTGTGATAAGCATCTAACAATCTTTCTTGGTAGTTATATGGTTCAAATTTTACCTTGCCCCTAACAGGATGCTGTATGTGGAAAAAGTTTTTGGCAAAGTGATGGTATCCCGTATTAGGGTCAGCACACTGTAACAAGTGCTGTACTTGTTCTTCTGTAAACTTTTCTTTGGTATGCGCTTTTTTGGTTAAGACGCCGTCAAGTGATTTTGCCATAACTTTATTTACATAAAAAAAGGGCTCCGAAGAGCCCTTTTGACCTGCTGACGAAACTTAATCGTACTTGTTGTATTTGTCACGAATAGCATCTAGTTCTTTTTTACTAGCACCGTCTTTGCCGGCTTGTGCTAATTTTTTCATACCTTCGGGACCAAACTTCTCATAACCCTTGGCCGCACGGCTCATTGTTTTCTTTTTGCCTTCTTTGATTGAATCGTATAGACCCTGTAGTCTTTCTACTAGGCCTTCTTGCATTGGATTCTCGCCGCCATTCATTTTTAAGCGTTTAATATCACCTTTGGCCAATAGATCGTCACCGTGACGTGTGATAGTGTCAACATTATAAGTCACGCGGTGTGGACGGTTTTTAACAGCATCATCTTTGTCATCATCAACATCATGACCGACAACAGTTTCTTCACTACCTTCGTGTGCTATACTTTCATCGCCTGCTCCACCCGCAACGCTAGAGTCTGAACCTTTAGTTAACATGTCGTCCACTACTGCAATTTCTGGTTCAGCAGTTAATGAAACTTTGTCATCTTCGACGCCAGCTTCAATATTTCGTAAAATGTCCATTAGGCTTTTAATGCCACCTGAGCCTTGGCCGTTCATGCTAACGTTCATAGTAACATTATCTTGCTGTGGAGGCATTTCATGTACAACAGCGCCAGGCGTCGGCATGTCACCACATTCTTCTACTGGAGCAGTACCATCAATGTTTAGTTCCGCAGTGTTTTCTTCAATTGTGCGTAAACGTTCTGCTAGGTCTCTAAAGTTCATATTATTATCCTTTTACTTTTCTAGCCGGAACATTAAGGCTATTCTTTGTACCGCCTACTACTGGTGATAGTTTAGTATGATTAGTTCCGACTGGACTTTTCATGCCTGACTTTTCAGTAGATCGACTTTGTTCTTTTTGTTCTTTATAAGGAGCGGCTTTAGGAAATAACTGATCGTTAACTCCTTTTATTTCTTCAAGTTCGAGTTTGTTCTTTTCTAATTCTTTTAAGAAATTCATAGCATATTTTACGCCGACTTTATCTTGATTGTCCGATGCTTCGTACTGTGTTCCTACAAGAGCTCGACCAGTTTTTTCATCATATTTGTGATTAATTTCAATTTCGCGTTCTTCTACTTCATTGCGGACCCGAATATCATTTAGGCCTTTACCGATCACATGTGAAATCTTGTCTTGCACTTGTTTGTTTGTAGCCGGATAGTTAGTTACAACATCAAAAATTGTAATTTCAATATTTTTATGTTCTGGAAATTCGTGTTGTTGCGCTGTAATAGGAGTGCTTTTACCACCGCTCACTGAAGCTACATCAAACTGAGATAGTGCGGCTTTAATTAGACCGCCGCAATCTTTAGGACACTCGCCCGCAATTTTAACTTTAAATGAGTAGGTCTTTTTATTCTCTACTAGGTATTCTTTGTAAGATTTCATATCTGATTCCTGATGTAGTATTTATTTCAAATTCTTTAATTTTTCAAGCAAACTATTGCGATCTGTGATAATAACGCCATCACCTTGTATAGTTACACCTTCGTCTTGATTAGCATCTTGATCTAGCTTTTGTTTTTTAATCTGCAGATCAATCATCTTTAATTTCTTATCTAACTTGGCTGTTTTAGCTGTAATAGCGTGTCCCAACATACTAGCCGCTACTTCAAACATACGAGCACTATAGCGTGCCTCTACATTCATGCCTAGATCCATGATATCTTCATAGGCATCTTTTGCTCTTTGTGCTAGCTCATCTAACTCTTGGTCACCTATATCACCTAGGCCTTTAACTTGCGGCAATGCGGCACTGATTTTGTCAAATTCACTGATATCTCTTAGCAGTGGTTGTACTGCTGGAGGGGTAGCTTTCTTTTCGTCATCTTTGACAATTTTCTTGCTTTCGGGCAAATTGAGCAATTCTTCAAGTTTTTTAGTCATACTATTACTTATCATCCTCACGTGTGGAAAAGATCATTTTCATTGACTACTCTAAACTTCAAACCCTGCTGTCTACACCATGCTGTTGCGGCAGCCCATTTGGCTTGATTTTTGATGAATTGTGCTTGATTATATTTGTTCTTGCCTACTCGCTCGAGTATGCTCTGACTAGCAGGTTTGATTTCAATTAGCTCTGTAAGCACTTGCCCAAATTTATCTCTATATTGTATAAAGAAATCTGGAACATAAACTGTTTGTTTGCCAGTAAGCGGATCTTTATAAGGTATCTGAACTGCTTCACTTGCCCAACTGGCTACATTTTTATTAGTGTCGCAAAAGTTCATAAACGACCATTCCCACGAACTGCGATATGTAGGTTGTTTAGTACCCACATACTTTTCGGGGTGGCGCATGCTAAATTTACCTTGAGCAAATTTACTAGGCATGTTATACTAGTATGTTACGTGATTCGTATAGATTTATTACAGGTGCTATTCGATAACCTAGCAAACTTGTTTTTTCTCTATAAGCGTTAAGCACTTGAGATACTACTTGACTAAGTTGGATATCTGTTAAACTCTGCATTGTATCTAACAGTTGAAAAACTTTAACATTGTCTACTCGGGCTTGGTTTAATAATACTATCGCTGTGCTACGAGCACTTTCTATATCAAAACCTCTTTTTACAAAAAATGCCACAGTTGCATCAATTTCACCTGCTGGAAAACTTATGCTATTGACAAAAAACTTATCAAAAAACTCTCTAGTATCAATTGGTACTGAAGGGGCAGTAGTTGGTAAGTTGCCGGCCATATTATTGGTTTCCTGCTGTTGATGGAGTAGCTAGGGTAATACTAGTAGAAGCTGACTGCGCTGTGGGAAATGATACATTCTGTAATCCACCGACACCTTGATTTACAGTGGGTGTTAACAGGTTACTAGTACCAGGATTAGCCTGCGGTTGGGAATTTAAAAAACCTTGGTTAGTGTTTACTAGATTTGACAAGAAAGAATCTGCGTTGTTTAGTAAAACACTTTGATTCTGAAAGTTTGGACTTGCACTGAGTCCATCAGCTATGCCTTGCAATGGACTTAATGATGAGTCATAGTGTTCAAGGCCAAAGCCCTCAACAGTTCCATCATTAGTAGATCCGGTGCTGTAACTAACAGCTTCATATCCTATTACCATTTGGAAATCGTGAGTTTCTTTCTTAGAATAATCTACTGTCTGATGATCCCAAGTTTTAATTATAGGATTATGTATTGTATACAAGACATACTCATGTCGAGCCATTTGATATATTTTAATATATGTAAAGAAGGGATCTGTACTGCCATTGTCTAGACCGTAAGGAGTATTAATATAATCAAAACTCTGAGTAGCATTTCTTTTATAAGCGCCAACTGCTGTAGCACTTGTACTGTCTGCAAAATAATAACTGTAATAATTTTGCCATAGATTATTAATAACACCTATGTTATCATCATGAAATTTAATAGTAAGATCTTCAAACTTATGATAATACTGAATTTGTTTTTTACGATTATACTGGTTAACTTGATCTAAGCTAACTGTAAATTTTGGTAATGTTACACTTTTAACTAGCATACCAATCTCAGTGCTATGTCGTTGTATTAGATCAATTGTTTTAAGCGCACCTGCATTAATTCCGAACGCTACGTGGAATAGGTGGTCAAACTTAGGGGCAAGTCGAAACTGATCGTCTGCAAACAACCTAGCCGCATGTCGCTGATCACGAAGCAAAATGTTTGGATTAGGTTTTAATAAGTTGTTGGGTGTAAATGCCATATAGTATTTATCGAGCCTATTATGTGGTCAGTTAATGGCTAGTCAATAAAAAACCCACCTGCGTGGGTTTTGTATTAGGCTCCTGATGAGCTTCCGCCAGCACCTGTAGCCGCTGTACCCTTGGTTTGTTTGAAACCTTGTGATCCAAGTCCACCTGATGGTATAATTTGCTGTGCATTATCATATTGAATACCTAGGGTAATCATTTGTACATCTGCACCTGCATATTTTAGAGCTTCATAGTTAGTGTCTGCTAGATAGCAACCATACAGTTCCCACTCTTCAAGTACGTTAGCACCTTCAGCACCGTTGCCACCGTCTAGCATTTCAATACGAAGTAAGAACTTGTAGTCACCACCTGATGCCGCTGAACTTTGTTCAAAGAAATCAAATTGTTTCTGGATCTGTTCGCCAACTAGTTTAGTAACGGCGTTGGTAACATCGTCACGTAACTTGATAGTCATCTTCTGCCATGTTGGTTTACCAGCATAGTGGATTTTTGAGTTATAAACTTCAATAGTCTTGTCTTCAAATACTACGTTTGGACGAGCGGCTTCTGCCACTTGTTTGGTCATTTCAACAGTTTGTCCGCTTACTCCAAAGTTTTCAAAGCTAATTCTAAAACGATAGCTTAACTTTGGCATCAACATGCCTTGTGTGGCACTGCTTTGATTGCTAGCTAGTGGTACTGTAAATCTCGATAATGATGCGATTGACATTTAAATGTTCTCCTGATTATTTCTTACCTAAGCCAGCGATAGCGCCAGTATTTTCTAAGCGTAGTGGAATATAGATAAATTCAACCGCTTTAACTGGTTCAATAGCTATGTCAACATATAGTTCACTACGATCTATTCTAGCAGGGGTATTGTTGGTTGTATCGCAAACTACTAAGAAGTCATAGATAGCACGTTGACCCACTAGTTCTAGCAATAACTGTTCTGCTGCCTGCTTGATTTGATTACGTGTAATAGTATCATTAGGTTCAAAAATGTATGGTTTAGCCAATTGGTTCAACTGACGACGTAGATAAATTACTAGTCGAGCTACATTGATACGATCTAATGAACTTGCTACTAATTGACGAGTATATTGACCGTATGCAACTAGTCCTGTACCTGTCAAGTAAGTAATTGGGTTAACATGAACACCGGCTAAGGTATCACGTTGTCCTGTGTTTAAAGCTGTAGGAACAAATGTTCCAGTAGTTGCGTTTACATAGCCAACTGAGCTGGCGTTAGTAATACCACCACGACGTGTTCCAGCTGGAGCAAACCATGGATACGCTACATTGTCGTTAAGAGCAATAGTACGTAGCATCATGTAGCTTGGTGGAACAACAACGTTGTTACCTAATAAGTCTGTAGTATAGCCCCATGGATAGTAAACACCTAGGTATGGATCTGAAGTAATTAGACCAATATCACCATTGTCTGCGGCTGAGTTTACGTTGTTACCCCAGTTGCTTAGTGTTGTAGCATCTGGTGTTAGACGTGCCGGAGTATCACCTACTACAAATGCAGTTAGTCCACGATCGTAGTTAAGGTTAACTAGTGGAGTAATCATTTCTGGATAACCTGGGCAAGCTAACAAATTGAATACACGTGATTCTGTATCGCGGACCTGTTGGTTTGAATTGATCAATGCTGATAGTGCCTGTGTTACAACAGCACGTTGAGCATGACGACCAAACTGTCCTTTACCTTGATAATCGTTTGCGGCTTGTGAAACCCAACGATCAGCAAAATAAGTAGTCATTGTTTCATTGTTAAAAATTGTGTTACGTAAGGTAGTGTTGATATAACCAGTTACATACTTTTTAACATTGTAGCTTGAACGACGTAGGTTCCACAATAACATACCTTTTGGATAAAGTGCTGGACTTGGGCAATCTGGGTCTACAAAGTTTGAACTTAATAGACTAGCAATAGAAGCCGCAGTGCCTGATGTTACACCACTTGTTCCCCAACGAGCATCGGCAAATATAACACCGTTTTCTGTTGTGTGGTCAGTTTCATCAATTCCTACCCATAGTTTTGTCAAGTAGTTGTACTTGTAAATCTGTGGGAATGTTTCTGTACTAGCTGTGCTAATCCATAAATCACCGTTAGCTAGTGCAGAACCGTTGGCTTGTGCTGTTGGAGCTGTAGCTGATACAATAGGACCGCTAGCATCTGTTGTGCCGCCGCCTGCTTGATTTTGTGTATAGTTTAGATAACCAACCCATGCACTACCATTGTTAACCATAATGTCAACATCTGTAACTGAACTGCTGTACCATAATGTTCCATTTACAGGAGTTGAAGTCGGTGCGCTAGCACTAACTGTAGCGAATCCTGAACCCGAAACAGTTGGGCTCCATAGGCTGGCTATGTAGTTTTTAGCAGTACCTGATGGGTTAGCAAAGAAGTTAGCAGTTGTTGATGTTGAGAAAATTTTACTTAACGGATCATTTGCAACATCGACTAAACGAATTTCACCACCGTCATTGTGTAGAATTGTAATTGAGTTATCGCTATTCAAGCTAGCTTGAACATTAGTAAAGCCAGCGGCTGTGATTGCTGTTAACAGTGTATTAGCATCAGCGGCTGTACCAGCGGCTGTAAATGAAATGCTAACTGCTGAACCTATTGTAGCGTTACCTACATAGCTTTCGCTTAGTGTAAATGTGTTTGTACCTGCTGTAAATGTGCTTACACCAATTTGATTAGATTTAATTGAAGTGTAACCTGCACCGCTACGAATGTATAGTTTAAAATGAGGTAGTGCTGGACTTGCTTCATCGTCATTATACTTCATGTAGACTGTACCAACTGGAATGTTAATACCGCCACCTGCTACGTCTAAGTTGTAGTTAGCTGTGCTTCCGTTTGCATATACACCAACTGTTTGTAGTTGGAAAGCTGAAGCTGCCGCATTGTACTTTTGTAAGTAAATGTCTGCACCTAGGTTAGCTGTAGTTGTTTTGATCCAGATACTGCCTGTTGGACGACCGGTAATATTTGATGTATTATCAGTAATCTTGTAAGTAGGCACTGATGTATGTGGAGAAATCGTCACTGCTGGTGCTAGATATACCCATGAGCTTCCAGCTTGCTGTGCGGCTGTTCCTTGATTAAGACCGTTTAGTCCAACTGTACTACCGCTGATAGTAAGCGCAACGCCTGTTGAATATAAATTCAAGTAGTTGTTGATAACTGCTGAAGTAATACCCGCTGTAGCAAGAGTTGAATTACTGTTAATTTGTGTATTCAACGCCGTTAATGAAGCAACGTTAGTAATACTAGTACCATTAATTGTTAGCGTGTCGCTAGTTGCAATAGTTGGATTAGCGATAGTACCAGTTGCTGTTGGCCAACTTGCGGCCCATGCCGCTGTTCCTACTTCTACCCATGTGCCAGCGGCTGTTGATGATTGATATTTCTTTAGATATAACTTGTACAATGTAGTAGTAGCTGTGATAGCATACTGTCCAATAGTACCATAGCTTGCTAGTGGAACACCTGAACTTAACAGTGTTGAATCAGTAATAACGGTTACTGTTTGATTTGTAAATGTTTGACCGCCTGTAGTAGTCACTGGCTGTTGATTCCATTGGAATACACCCCAACGTGTATCTGCTGTATCTAACCAATATGTGCCATCTGGTGGAGGACTTGTTGGAGCTGTAGCTGAAGCTTTTAATCCGCCTAGGTCTAAGTCTGCACGTACTACATAAGCACGATTTGAGACTCCTAAGAAGCTATAAGCAGATTCTAAACCATATTCATTACGCTCACCTGCGTGTACTGGATTATTGCTAGAATCTGTTTCAAAAAACGGAATTCCAAACGTATCTGAAAGATCTTTCTGACTTGTTAGCAGGTATACTGTTCCTGCATTGGCTGCGAGCGTTCCAGGTGCTGTACCGGTTCCTGCTCCGTTTGGTTTGTTGCTAGCTGAAGCAACGATGAATAAAGGTACTGTACCGGCTGCGGCTGGAGTATAGAACGATTCGTCTATGACTGTTACGCTTACGCCTGGTGAACTTAATTGGGCCATTGTGTTATCTCCATGATGACATACTGTTAATGTATTTATGGCATTTGGATATTTTGTAGCTCGAATAAGCCTAGAAAAAGGCCGTAAAAAGGCTTAAATAATCTTATGAGACCTTTATGCATCTGCGGTAGAGCACCTGTAGCTATTAACTACTATAAAAATAATCGACCATTTTATCGCAGTCAGTGCGGGCTCTGCAGTCGCGGTGTTAAATTGCCACGATGGGCTAGTGCTGGATATAGTGTAAAAAACACTTGTGATAAATGCGGATTTCGTAGCCCGCACAAGGAAGTATTTTCAGTGTTTCATGTAGACGGCAACTTGGACAACTGCCGTCATACTAATCTAAAAACTGTTTGTTCTAATTGTGCTCGGGTTCTGCACAAAGAGGGAGTTCGATGGCGACAGGGCGATCTTGTGCCTGATTTATAACACTTTTAACCTGCGTGTATAAATCGTCAATAGTTTCGTTATTGTCTAGCACATAGTCAAACCTAGTACCTACCCAAGCAGTTTCGCTAGCGTGGATACCGTAGCTAGATAATTTTTCCTTGAACATTTCCTTACCTTCGTTAGCGTATTTTGCCACTTCGTACCATTCAGGTTCTGCGCCACGGACTACACGGACGACAATACCGCCAGCATTTTTAATTGATTTAATTTCGTTAGGAAAACGGCAATCACTGATAACAATGTCATCTTTTGAGTTGCGTAGTTTGTTTTCCAAGCTAGCAATCCAAATATCGTCATGGAAACTTTTACGACATACTTCTGTGCCCCAGTATTGTAGGACCCATCGCGGAGTTAAATTAGGCATGTTAAGTCGACTAGCCCACCACGGATCTACTTGTTCTCGCCAGGCACGGGCTTGCGTTGTACGACCTTCTAGCATGGTGCGATCCCAGCCAAATACTTGTGCTACTGCGTCTTTAAGACTATTGGCAAAACTTTCTCGTCTATAACCGTGAAAGTTAGTAAGATAATCGGCAATAGTATCTTTGCCAGAACCAATAAAACCGCACACACCAATAATCATAGAGCCCCCTAAAAGTAACTCTAGT